ACCTAGAAAAGATTTAGAAGATATTAAATTCGATGGATGGCAGCAGTTAGATGCTCTTGTTGTTTGGTCCAATGAAGCTTACTGTGCTGAAAGATTAGGCATAAGTGTTGATGCTTTAGCTTATAAAATTAAAGAAAAAACAGGCTTAAGTTTTTCTGAATATAAACAACAAAAGAAAGAGCCATTAAGAATTAATTTATTAAAGAAACAATATGATGTTGCAATGGCAGGAAATGTTTCAATGTTAATTTGGCTAGGTAAGAATGAATTAGGTCAATCAGATAAGCAAGATGTTTTAGCCAAATCAGAAGTCGCTATTATAATTGATAAAGATGACTCAAATCTTTAAGAAAACAAAAATTCAAGATAAAGCAGTAAGGCTACTTAGTGGCTCGCATAGACATATTATGCTGTATGGTGGCTCAAGAAGTGGAAAAACTTTAATACTTGTAAGGTCTATAGTCATACGAGCATGTAAAGAAAAATCAAGGCACATAATTTTAAGAGATAAATTCAATCATGCAAAAACATCTATTTGGATGGATACTTTGCCTAAAGTTCTTTCTATATGCTTCCCTCAATTGAAAGTTTCTTGGTCTAAAACTGACTTCTATATAAATTTTCCAAATGGTTCTGAAATCTGGATAGCAGGTTTGGACGATGCTGAAAGAGTTGAGAAGATTTTAGGGAAAGAATACACTACAATTTATTTTAATGAGTGCTCACAGATTTCTTACTCTTCAATACAAGTTGCACTTACTCGTTTAGCAGAAAAAAATGGTCTTACTAAAAAAGTCTATTACGACGAAAATCCACCTACTAAAAGACATTGGTCTTATTGGTTATTTATTAAAGGCATTGATCCAGAAGAAAATAATGCCATAGATAATAGCTCTTATGCTTCGATGTTGATGAACCCTAAAGATAACTTAGAGAATATTGACCAAGATTATATCACAGAGATACTTTCTAAAATGCCTGAGAATCAAAGAAAGAGATTTGAATTAGGCGAATTTCAAGATGATTCAGACGGAGCCGTATATTATTCTTTTGACAGAGAAAAGAATGTAAAAATTGTAGATGATTCATTCCATCAAGGGCAAGTTGCCGTTGGAATGGATTTTAACGTTAATCCTATGACAGCAGTAGTCGGGTATTACATTAATAAAAAGTTTTATATTGTTGATGAAATTTATATGGAAAACTCGGATACTTATAAGATGAGCCAAGAGCTTCAAAGAAGAGGGTTTAAAGGTGCTACAATTTACCCTGACTCAACTGGTAGCAATAGAAAAACTTCTGGAAGATCGGACCATGAAATTTTGAGACAAGATGGATTTAGAATACAATCCACTAGAAATCCGATTGTATTTGACCGAGTGAACAATATAAATAGACTATTATTTGAGCAAAAAATTGTTATTGATCCACGTTGTAGAAAATTAATTGCTGATTTAGAAAAGGTTTCATGGAAAAATAACGAGATAGATAAAAAGAGTGATTCCTCTTTGACTCACATTTCAGATGCTTTAGGCTATTGGTGTTGGAATGTTGATAATATTACTTTAAGACCGTTGAATAGAATTGAAATATCATAAGGGAATTTATGCAATTAACAGATGAAATAGTTTTTGAAATCTTATCTAATATTGAACACAAGCAAAACCAAGAAAGAAAGAAACGAGAATATATATCAGAGCAAATCTATGATGGGAACTTGTGGTTTTACGTTAAAGAAAGATTGAAACAATGGTACCCAATTACTTATGAAAATTATTCCATATCTGACTATTCAGTTCTTAAGAAAGTTGTAGATAAAAAATCAAAAGCATACAAAGAAGCCCCAAAAAGAAAACTTGAAAATGATGCAGAAACTAACGCTTATGAAGAAATCACTAAAGAAGGTGATTTAAACGTTGCTATGAAAAGAATTGATAAGCTTTACAATCAACACAAATACACTGCTATCGGTATTTTCAAAGAAGATGATGGCTATGACTTTGTGCCGTTAGCTCCATATTCTTTTGATGTAGTTAAAGACAATGATGGTAACGTTGTTTGCTATATTATTTCTTATCCTGATCAATTCGTGACAGATGGACCATTTAAAGATTTATATAACCCTCTTATTGCTGAAACAGGTGGGCAAGATGAAGGTATTGGTAAAAAGCTTTATGCATTTTGGACTGACACAGATCATAAACTGATTAGGGTATCGACTCAATCGAATGGAGAAAAGAAATTTGAAAACGTTCCAATCGATGGCAACCCAGACAATATCAACCCTTATGGCGTTCTTCCTTTTGTTTTTCTTCCTCATGAAATTGATCAGAATTACCCTAATCCTTCGCCACTTGCAGGGCAGACAGTCGAAGTAAATGCACTTAACTCTGTCTATTTAACATCTGGGAATATGCAGATAGGTCAATTAATTCTTAAATATCCAGCAGACCAAGATATTAAAACAGTTTCTCAAGGATTAATGACAGCTATTAAGCTTCCACAATCTACTAACCCAGATAGCAAGGAAACTACAGCCGATTATATTAGCCCAAGCCCTGATTTAGCAGGTCACAGAGAATCAATTATGACTTTCTTGTCTATGATTTTAGATGAGCAAGGGATTCAATCTAATCAAGTTATCACAGGTCAAAATGAAAAGTTTTCTTCTGGCTTTGATAGACTATTATCAAGCGCAGATGTTCAAACTATCATTGAAGAAAATCAAGAATTATACCATTACGTAGAATGTGAGATTTACGAGATCATTAAAAAGATTGAAGAAAATTATGGTTCTATGGTTTTTAAATCAAAAGATTTACAGATAACTTATAAGAAGCCCAAAGTTCTTATATCTGATACTGAAAAACTAGACAACATTCAAAAGATGCAAGAATTAGGATTATTGGAGAATTGGGAAAAGTTTCAATTGATCGATCCAAATTTATCAGAAGACCAAGCAAAAGAAAAAGCTGGAAGGATTCAGAAAGAAAAATCAGTATTACTTCAAGGTTTAAATAATGTTCAGCAAGGATGAAGTGTCAGCATTTATCCCTATTGATCTGCCAGAAGAATTAAGCAGATCAGAAAAAGCTAAAGCAAAAAAAGATATAGCTGAATACGTTTTAACATCAATCCTGGATTATGTTGGTGAAGGTAAAAGTCCTATAGTTGGTGAGTCGTTTAAGAAGCTAGGTAAGAGCTATGCAGATAATGAAAAAGGTGGAGACAGAACACCTAATTTAGATTTGAATGGCGATATGTTAGATGCTCTCATTTCAAAACCTAAAGGCGATGGCATAGAGATAGGTATATTCAAAAAGAAAGAAGCTATTAAGGCTTATAATCACAATATAGGCGACACACTTCCAAGGCGAAGATTTATACCTGCCAAGAATCAGACGCTAAAAAAAGACATTTTAAACGGAATTGACGACATTATTCAGGAGTACCTTGATGCTAGGGAAACAAATAACAAAAAAAATAAATGATGCTATTAGACAAAAGACAACTAAGGAATTATTTAAGCAATTACTAGGGAAGAATGGGATCATTTCAGTCATTGTTGATCTAATTAAAAAAGGTATCAGCCCAGTTAAAGGCTTCGCAGGAAGATTCGAGAAATATTCAGACTCTTATAAAAAGAAATTCGGTAAAGGTGAACTTAAAAGTAAAAAGAAATCACCCGTCAACTTAACTGCAACTGGTGAAATGCTTAATTCTTTATACATTAAACAGGAAGGCAATAAATTATTTGTTATGTCCAAAGGGGCTAGAAATAATAAACTACTTGATATCCACAACACTAAAGGGGCTAGTAGAAAGAAAGTCATTAGAAGGCTTTTGCCAACTAACCAAGGTGAAGAATTTTCTCCAAGGATTAATAAACTGCTTTTAGATAAAGCAAAAAAGTCACTCACATTCTCACTATTGAAGTTCTTGCCATCGAAGGCATTAAAGATAAAAATTAACACTAATAAATGACACCGCTTTACAACTAAGCGGAATTTGGTAACATAATAGGAGAAAAGCAATGACAGATCAAAGTGCCAATGTCGAAGGACAAGGCAACCAAAGCGAAGGCAATGGAAAAAGTTCAGAAGTTACACTTGAATCATTAACGAAGATGGTTGAGGAACTGAAAGGGACCAATTCTAGGCTTCTCGATGAATCAAAAAAGAACAAAGAACTTGCTCATTCGTACAAGAAAGAAAAAGAAGTCTTAGTAAACGAGAAGCTGGAAAGCTCAACAAACTTAGAGGAACAATTAAAAATTTGGAAAGAGAAAGCTTCGAAGCTGGAAACAGAAAAGAAAGATATCTCTAAAAAAGCTTTAACTGAATCAATTTTCTCTAGAGTTGTTAAGTATGCTCCTAATGCTCATAACCATAAAGACCTTCTTAATCAAAGCGAATACGCATCAATTCTATATGATGGGATAGATGAAGAAAGCCTTTCAATATCGGATGATGCAGTTAAATTGTATGTGCAAACACTGAATGAAAACAAACCTTATCTGTTCAAGCAATCGCAAAGCGTAGGAACATTTAATAAAAAACCACCAACCGAAAACCCTACAGTCGGTAAAAATGTTAACTCAATGGATAAAAATGAAATCCTTGAAGCATTGAAAAAACTTGGTGGGAATAGCTTAATTTAGGAGATAAAATGGCTGATTTAATTCATGGTAATACACAAACAGGTGCTACAAAGCAAGACTTGATCGCTGCTCTAGTTCAAAAAGAACTAGCTTTTAACGCTCAACTTCTTCCACTTATTACTAACGTTTCTCAATTTGCAATCAAGGGAGCTAAATCAATCAGCTTCCCAAAATTGACTTCTTTTTCTGTATCAAACAGAACTTCTGGTGCTCAAGGTGATGCTTCTGTTTTAACTTCAAGTGTAGATAAACTTGACCTTGATCAAGCAGCTTATTTAGCTTGGATCGTTGATTCAAATGATGAAGTTCAATCAACAATTGAATGGCAATCAGAACTAGCTATGAGAGCAGCCGCAGCGCATGGCCGCTATGTTGATACTCACGTTATTTCTAAATTAGAAGCTCATGGTTATGCAATCGCAACTGCTGGTGACATCACTAGAGATATCGTTTTAGATATGCGTGAACATTTACTAGCTAACTTTGCAAACAAAGATGCTCTAAGTTTGATCGTTGGTGTTGATCAAGAAAAAGCTATGCTTAAAATTGAAGAATTTACTAGAGCTGAAGTTTATGGTTCTGCTGTAATCCCTAACGGAATGATCGGAAAAGTTTACGGAGTTCCAGTTTATGTTCATAATGGGTTAGCAGCTTCTTCTTACTATATGTTTGATAAAGCTGGTATCGCTTTAGCTTTCCAAAAAACTCCTGCGATGTCTGAACAATCAGCAAATGAATTTGGAACAGGTGCTAAACGTGTTGCTATGGACCAATTATTTGGTGCAAAAGGCTTACAGTTAGTTTCTGGTGTTTCTAAGTTAATCGTTAAGGATGACAACTAAGTTTGAACAAAATTAGCATAATCCCTAATTACATAGTAGCCGCAACTTTAAAAGAGTTGCGGTTTCTTATGTTGAAAAACAATATTGCTAAGGGCGGTCAAGTTATCTATTTCGATATCCAATTCGTTGAAAAAAAATGGTATGCGTTTTATAATGAAGATGCTGAAGAATCACTTCTAAGGAACTCTTTATGATGCCATTCAACGAAAAAGAGCGTGAATATAAAAAGTTCCGTAGTTCTGGGGGCAATTCAAAAGTTGCAGTAGTTAGTGAAGAAGATTCTCAAGGGTTAATTGTTGACCAAGTTTCATCTACTTTGATTTATCTTGGTGAAGGATTAATTGGTGCTTTAACTAGTGAACCTAAATGGAAGGTTAAGAAAATTGATTTATCTAGTGGCATAAGAATAACTTGCGCTAGTTCTGAATTTGATAATATTTGGGACAATAGGAGTTCATTAACTTATGTCTGATTTCAAAATTGTTCAACTATTAAATCCTATTCAATTAAATCTTACAGGTGACATTAATTTTACAGGAGAATATAATAATTCAACTGCATATAATGCACTTGATTCTGTATCTTACAATGGAAGCTCTTATGTTGCTTTATCATCAACAACTGGGAACACTCCAACTAACACGACTTACTGGCAATTATTAGCTGAAAAAGGTGAAGATGGGGCAGGTGTTACAGATCATGGGATGCTAACTGGTTTAAGTGATGATGATCACACTCAATATCATAACGATACGAGAGGAGATATTCGCTATTATACGAAATCTCAAATTGATAATTTAGTCATAATTAATAGTTTAATATTTGGATAAATAATGAAGATAGTTTTACAAAGTGGTTACTCTTTCAATGCAGCAACAAAAGAGATTGATTTTTCTGGGTATGCAAGCTTTGATAAAAAGAATCTCTTGGCGGTTATTAATACAACAAAAGAAGCTGTTATTTATGCTGTTGGTTCACCCAATGGGGCGAGTTGGGCGTCAAATGTTGCGACTTTGGATTTCGATACAACTACACACAGTAACTCGGATGTTATTCAAATCTTTTATGATGAACCAAATGCAAACCTAAGTTCATCGGTTCAAACTTCACAATTAACAGTTTTAAATAATTTATTAAGTGAATTAGAGCTAAAAGCTAACTTATTTGAGACTCAGCCTGTTTCAATTTCAAGTCTTCCACTTCCAAGTGGTTCAGCGACTTCAGCCAATCAAATTACAACAAATGGCAAGCTAGATAACTTATTAACTGAACTTCAATTAAAAGCTGATTTAAGTGAAATACAACCAGTAAGCGCGGCAAGTCTACCATTGCCATCTGGCGCAGCCACGAGTGCTAATCAAGTCACGACTAATTCTAAATTGGATACACTAATCGCTAAAGATTTTTCTACAAGTGCCAAACAAGATACAGGAAATTCTTTTCTATCTAATATTGATGGGCATACAGCCAACATTGAGTCTTACGCGTCAACATCTACTTCGTATCTTGGAAGCATTCAGTCTGCAATCACTAATAATGAAAAAGATGCAGGTTCAGGAATTGGATCATCTGGTAGAAATGTTCTCATTGGTGGAATGTATCGAGATAGCTTCACGGAGACTTTAAGTAATGGTGACCAATGCGAACTTGCAGTAACCAGTAAGGGTATTTTAAAAGTTCAACCTGAACTCACTCCGATATTTTCGGCATTACCTTTAGATGTTAATTTCCCCTCGCTTCAATTTGTTTCTTCTAAAAGCGAAAGAGCGGGTTCGTCGGCAATCGCTCAAGAATCAAAGGGTGTTTTAATTGCAGGACAAGAAGACAATTCAATTCAGCGAAATATCAAAGTTGACTCATCTGGAAAAGTTCATGTCATTGATGATAATTCAATCAATGGATCACAGCTAACTAAAATATACGATGGGACTAGTGTTATAGGTTCGGTTTCGAGCGGTGGAAGTGCTGCCTTAATGACCGCTCAGTCAGCCACTAATTTCATTTTCTCAAGTGGAAACTCATTCAATACTACATTGAGCGGTGGAGCTACAATAACAGGCTCAATCGTTACAACTCTAAACCAGCAAGCATACTCTATTTTGATTAAAAATAATCAAATCGGGAACGTTTTTTTATACATGTATATTGATGCAGCAGGGACGCAACTTGCTCAGACAATTACTTTTTCAGCGGCAGCAGGTGGATTTGCTCGCTCTGGCGTTGTGAATGGAAATTATTTCAAACTTCAATATCAAAATGCCTCTGGTATTTCAGATACAGTCGTAATTGACACATACTTTGGAACTATCCCGAGTGCTACACAGTTAAATAATGCGCCAATTAGCTTAAACGAAGTAAATGGGACTAATTTTACTCTCGGTCAAAAAACTATGGTGAACTCTCTCCCTGTAGTTCTATCTTCTGATCAAGCTTCAATCCCTGTGACTGTTTCAGGTGTAGCAACGTCAGCACTTCAGACAACTGGGAACACTTCTTTAGGGAATATCGATTCAAGGATTGGAACTACAAACACAGGTTTAGGCTCTATCGCTGATTCAGTTGCAACAACTGACACAGGCACATTTTCACTTATCGCTTTAACTAAAAAGATTGCTCAAAATATAACATCTCTAGCAACTTTATTTCCAACTTCATTAGGACAAAAAGCTGCTGCGTCTTCTTTAGCGGTGACTCTTTCCAATGAAAATGTTCAAGACCAAGCGATAACTGGACAGTCAGCTCAGACAGCTACAGTTAATAATATTTTAACAACTACGTCAGGATCTACTGCTACGGACACGACAGGTTATAGAAGTTTTGCGATTCAAGTTATTTCAACAGGGACATCAGGTAACTTTATTTTTGAATCATCTAACGACAATATAAACTTTGTTACATGCCCAGTTAATAATTTACAGTCTCAAGGTGCTCCAATAGCGGTAGCAATTACAGCTACAGCATCTGCAATTATTTACATTGGCTCATGCACTGCTAGATATTTGAGACTAAGAATAGGTTCAACTATTGGCGGTGGTTCGATTCAAGCATTCACTATTCTTTCTCAAAATAATTATAACCCACTTGCAAACTTGGTTCAGAATGCAACGGCTGCAAATTTAAATGCAACTGTTTCAATTGCAGCGGCTCAGACTTTAGCGACAGTGACTACAGTGGGGACAGTTACAACATGCTCGACTGTTTCCTCTGTAACGGCAGCCAATTTAGCCTCTGGCTCTGTAACGGATATTGCCTCAGCAGCGATCACGGTCACGTCAACGTCTGGTGCTATTTCTATGGCAAATACTCAGGCTATAGTTTGTTCTCTAGCGGTAACTGCCGTGAGTGGAACAGCACCAACAATGGACGTAGTTGTCCAAGAGACTTTTGACGGTGGGACAAATTGGGTTGATGTTTATCATTTTGAAAGAATAACAGCGACAGGATCATACAATACACCACTTTTAAAATTAAGCGGAACTCATATTAGATATGTCCAAACTATCGCAGGTACAACACCAAGTTTCACTCGAGGCGTGGTAAGAGTTTCTAGGTCGCTTTCAACCCCAGCAATTAGAAGATTTTTTGACAGAACTATTTCCGTTAATTCACTCAATGCGACTACTTCCTCAATGTTTATCCAAGGATGCAACAGCATAAACGTACTAGCGAATATGGCAGCAGGTGGAACGCCGCCTGTGTTCACACTCGAAGGATCAGAGGACAATTCAAATTGGTTCACAGCAAGTGGAACGACTATCGATGCCGTTGCAGGTGGGTTCAAGTTCGTTACTTTCCCTCTAGGTATAGTTTGTAAATTTGTTAGATTAAGAGTTTCAACAGCAGGCACAGGGTCAACTTTAAATTACTTAACAGTTACAGCGAGAGATTAATATGTATCAATTATTTGAGCTACAAGAGGATGGAAGTAAAATTTTACAGGGTGAGTACTTTACTCAATCAGAAGCCGAGGCGGCAATGGATGAGGGAGATACTTATTCTTTGGAATACAAAGAAGATACTTTTTCACAGGTAATTTTTTAAGGATTTTTTATGTCAGCAAATTTTCAAAATATTAAAGCAGGCGCACTCTATGCAAGAAGAATAATAGACCTTGTTAGGTTGAAGTCTCTAAGAGTGGGCGACATCGTTGACTTGCCTGTAGTTTATACAGAGTACTGGGATGCTCATTCATCGGAATTTCAAACCCTTTTAAACAGAAATGGAATGTACTTAAGTGACGAGGGCGGGGATATTTGGAAATTAAGAAACTTATAAGGAGATAAATATGCCAGCAGCACACCAAATAGTACTAGATGGATTTAAACGAGCTGAAGAAGTTAATAAATTATTAGAAGCGGGTTTTTATGCTCCTAACGATAAATGTGATTTACCTCTAGATTTTACGGATTTTTGGAGCACTTATAGTTATAATTTTAATGAGTATTGTGCCCATCCAAACGGACTAGAGCTACAAGATAGCGGCTCTGGTTATTGGAAATTTGTGAGTTACCCTTAAGAGGTTTTTATGTTGACTGTATTTCATGGAAGCAATGACTATTCAAAAAAGTTTGAGGATTACTTAAGTGATTCTGTTTCGCTTATTTTATTAGATTCTGAATCAATTGACATAGGCTTTCATAAGCCAATTAATGCCATGTATTTAGAACTTAATGCGTTTAATGCAAATACTTCTTTAGTATCAGTACAATACTATAATGGGGCATTTACTGATTTAGTTATTGAAGAAGAAACTGATGGTCTTAAAAGATCAGGGTTTATTAAATGGGAAAGAAATCAAGCCAATGAAGTAAAGACAACTCTTCATTCTAAAGAAATGTATTGGTATAAGCTAAAAGTAGATTCAGATACAAGCTCAATTGAATACTCAGGTATTAATTTAGTTTTTTCAAATGACATTAACTTAACAGAAGAATACCCGAATATTTTAGACTTTTTACCTGAGAATAAATCATCATTCATAGGTTTCCACCAAGCAGCAAGAAATGACATTGTTACTAAGCTTAGAAACCAAGGAAATAAGATACAGGGATTGGAGCAAAAGAAGTTAGATCAATTTGACCTTTTAGATTTTGAAGAAATGAAAGATGCGTCTAAGTTTTTAGTTCTATCAAAAATATTTTTTTGGATCAGTGATGCAGTTGGCGATAAATGGCATGAAAAAGCAGTTAAATTTGAATCAAAGTATGGCGATAAAATAGATTTGTATTTTCTTTCTATTGATAAAAATGATGATGGCATTAAAGATGCAAATGAAACTCAATCAGTAAATTTCGCAAGGATAGATCGTGTCTAATTTAGTTAAAGATATTCGGGATGGGTTAGAAAATTTAATTGAATCAACTTGTCCAAACTTTAAAAAATCTAGATATATATGGGACTTTCAATTGAACAATGAAAGAACTAGCGGTGATATTTACGCAGTAAGACCAAACTCTGGAAGCTCAACAACTGGAACAAATAAAACAATCACTATAAATCAAACTTTTGAGGTTCTACTAAGTTCTAAATTTAAGAATGTATCAGATAAGGATTCTGCCTTAGATTTAGTTATTATGGGGCTTTATGAAGAACATGAAAAACTTGAAAAAGTGCTATTTCAGCGTAACATTAATATAGCTAGAGTTTTAGTAGTTGAATCAATAGATTTATCTTCACCTGATATTGATAATGATAATAATTCGGTAACTATTACGGCAAGCTATGTGATTAAATATAGAAATGAAACTTTATAAGAGGGGTACAAAATGGGCATCGGTTTAGTTAAAGGAAAATCTAGTATTTTCGTAAAAGAAGAAACTACAGAAGGCGTTTATGTAGCCCCTGCAAGTGCAACTGAGGCTTTAGAGGTATTGGAAAATGGACTAGAATTTTCTTTTACACGTGAAGCTGTATCAAGAAATAACCTAACAAGCACAATTGAAGAAGTTGCTAGCCGTGTTGGTATGTCTAACTTAACTGGATCGGTTTCAGTTGAATTTAAAGCAAGTTCAACTGCTGGAAATGCTCCTAGAGAGGCAGCTTTATACAAGTCATTACTAGGAGATTTCAAAACATCTAACGCATCAACTACAAAAACTGGGAATACTTCTACGGTTATTCAAATTGAAGATGCAGATATTGGTAAATATGCAGCAAATGACATCATTTTAATTAAGCAACCAAGTGCCTTTGAAATGCGCCCAATCTCAGCAGTTGATTCAACTCCAAGTGCGGCAAATATTACTCTTAAGTTTGCTTTAGATAATGGTGCTCCAATTGATGAAGTAGTTATTGAAAAATTTACTAAATATTTTCATAGTGAAGGCGCTCCAACTCTTTCTGTTACTGATTATGTTGGTGGAGAAATTGAAGAAAAAATGGCTGGTATTCGTTGCGTAAAAGCAGCTTTAGAAAATTATTCAACTGGTAAAGTTTCAAATTGGAAATTTGATGTTGAAGGTCTAAGTATGGTTAAGGTTGTAAATGCCCCAGCTTTTGAGCCAGATTTTTCAAATGATGCGCTTCCACCAGTTCTTTTAGATTCTTGTATTTGGATTAATGGGGTTGAAGTTGACTATACTGAATTTGGGCTAAACGTTGAAAATACTAAAGCAGAAGTTAAATCATCTTGTTCAGAGTCGGGTAAAATTGCATCTAGATTCACTAATCTTGCAGTAAGCGGAACAATTAACCCTTATATGGAAGATGATGACGTTGCTAGATTTGAATTATTTAATGCTAACAATGACATTCATATTTTTGGATATGCTAAAAATCCTACAAATACTACAGGTGAAGGCTCGAACTATGTGGCTTTTTGGATTCCTCAAGCTAAAATTGAAAACATGCCAAGTGCAGATATCGATGGCATTATGATTGACCAAATTTCATTCAAGTCTTACAGAAAACTTGGTGGTGACTCTATTTTTCTAGCCTTTGTTTAATTAAAAAATTAACATTTATAAAACAAACATAGCCCCTTAATTGGGGCTTTATTATTGGAGAATTATGAAGATTTTAAAACTTTCTGACAGAATTGAAATTAAATCAGGTGAAATTAAAATGCTTATTGCTCCGCTTTCTTTGGCTCAAAAAATTGAGATTGCAGGGATTACCAAGATTAATGGTGGAGAATTAACAGGCAACCAATTAGAGCAAGCCTATAAAGTCGTTAAATACTGTTTAAAGGGCATCGAAGGGCTTAAGTGCTATGATGATTCTGACTATGTTCCAGTGTTCGAGAATGGTTCATTAGACGATAACAGTGTTGATGAAATAATTAGCTCACTGAGCAATACAAACGCTTTCGATAGTATAACAAAAGTTTTAGCTGGTGATTTTAATATTGATGGGGCAGAGGTAAAAGTCATCCCAAACAAATAAAGACTGTCTTAGATTATCTCATTTATGAGATCAATAAAGTCTCTCATGTTTCAGAAATGGAACATTTTGAGATTCTAACGACAGTCGAAGTTGTATCTAATAAATTCTTTAATTGCGAATTTTGCAAAAAGAAATATGGGCAAGCTTACAGGGATAAGAAAAAGGCTTGCGCTATAAAGTCTCAAAAACCTATCTTTGAAACAGAAAATGGCATAAAATACTATAGATGCCCTGCTAACTTTGCTAACTTTTCTATCATGCACTTTATAGACATGGTTAAGCATTTTAGAAATGGAGTCATGCCATTTAGTGGTTCTATGATGGAACAACCAAATAAGGTTATTGAAGTTTTAAATCTTATTGATAGAATTTTAATTAAGAACGAAAACGAAGAGATTGAAAGGAACCAAAGAAAATGGCAGACAACGAAATAAAAGTCCCCATTGAGATCGACGCAACAAAGCTAGAGCAATCGCTTCTTCGTATTGAAAAGTCATTAGACGGATTTTCAAATAAAACAGAAAAAAGCCTTTCAAAAGTAAGTCTATCTTTCAGTAATTTTATAGGTTCATTCGCAGCAAATACAGCAACAAAAGCAGTTGATTCAATATCTAGTTCTATTAAAGATTTCTTTAGTGGAGTAATTAGCGAATCAGTTAATGCTCAAAATGTAATGGTTAAACTTAACTCCGCTTTGCTATCCACAGGGGAGGCAACAAAAGAAAACATCAAGTTATTTGATGAATTTGCCAAAACTATACAGAGCACAACTAAATTTGAAGATGATTTAGTTAAAGAGCAAGTTGCTGTTGCAAAGGCTGCTGGGTTAAGTAATGAAGCTACTAAACAATTAATAACGGCTGCAACTGATTATGCTGCAGTAACTGGGAAGGATTTACCTAGTGCAGTTGAAGGATTGATTCTAAGTTTAAATGGTCAAGGAAGATCATTGAAAGTGCTAGGACCAGAGTTTGCTAATTTAACACAAGAGCAATTGAAATCTGGTGCAGCAATTGACTTGATAGCAAAAAAATTCTCAAGTGCTGCAGAAAATGAAACAAAAACTTTTGCCGGTGCTATAGCTTCATTAAAAAATTCGTATGGTAATTTGCAGGAAGAAGTTGGTAATACCATAGTTCAAAATGAGAGCTTTTCAAATCTTATATCAGCAGCTAAAAGCTTTGTTGATAGATTAACTGATTCAATTTCCAGAAATTCTAAATCATTTGACATTGTAACTGATTCAATTAAATTTACTTTAGAACAATTTTCCTCATTCTTAAGGGGTGTTGATCTTTTAATTAAAGGTTTTAATACATTAAAAAATGTAGTTTTCTCTATTGGTAATTTATTTGGAGTTCTAGTTTCTTATTTAGGGAAAGGGTTTATCGCAGTATCTGATTTTACTGCATCTTTATTTGGATTAAGTGGAATATTCGATAAACTTAAGAGAAATTTTGATTTCCTTAATAATGGGTTTAAAGATTCTTTATCTAAAAACATAGATGCTTTATCTGCTAAATCAGAAAAAACTATATTTGGTAAAGCTTCAGACGAAGTTAAAAAACTTTCAACTGATATCACTAAAGGGATTGAACAAGATAATAAAGGACTAAACAACCTAACAAATACAGCTTCTAAATTTAAAGATGTGTTTAATAAATTAGATACTCCAAAAGGATTATCTAAATCTTTAGATGATCAAAATAAAATTCTTAATCAGCAGTTAGAAATCTATAAAAAGATTAATGAAGAAATAAAAGTTGGAGCAAGCAATCCACTTCAAGGAATATTTGGAAGCACTGACTTACAAAGACAACTTAAAAAAGACTTGCAAGACAAAACTCTTACACCAGAACAAAGAAAGTTCTCTTCTGACTCATTAGATCAGGCGCAAAAAAATGCTAACATTGGTGGAATCGCAGGGGTTGGTCAATCTATTCTAGGTGGTGCTCAAGGTGCTTCTAAATTGATAGCAGGTGGTATTGGTCTTGCTGCAAATGCAGCAATCCCAGGACTAGGTGAAGTTGTTGGACCAATTGCTGAAACTCTTTTTGCTGGACCAGAGGCGGTTAAGGCTTTAGTTAAAGGTTTTACGGATGCTATACCTGACATTATCATGGCATTAGTTGAAGCAGTTCCAGCAGTCATAGACGAATTAGTGGCTCAATTGCCAGTGTTAATAAATAAATTAGTTGAAGACCTTCCAATTTTAATCGAATCATTAGCTGAAAGTATGCCGAGAGTTGCTATAGAATTAGGTCTTGCAATGCCCCAAGTTGCTATTTCATTTGCCATGGCTCTTATTGGTCAGGCTCCAAAAATAGCGGCTGAATTAATAAAAGCTGCTTCTGGGTACAATACAGTTAAGAAGTTATTCCACTTTGCTGGAGGGGGTATTGTTGGGGGTAACTCTTTTACTGGTGACAATGTTAATGCAAAAATAAATAGCGGTGAAATGGTTTTAACCAGAAGCCAGCAATCAAACTTATTTGAAATAGCAAATGGTAAGAAAAGCTCAAGAAATGATAGCCAGATAATTGATGCAATAAATATGTTATCTAATCAAATTATGGGACAGCCTATAATTGTTCAAGTGGATGGACGTGAGATAGCTAGAGCTACCAGAAATCAAATAAGACAAGGTTTCGTTATATGATTAAGTTCTACAATTATAATCTAGTTAATCAACCACAAACAGTTATTACGGCAACAAATGAAAACGCAAGTTTTCCAATTAGTAATCTTAAAGATGACAGGACTACGAAAGTTTTTAGGAGCACATCAAATTCAAGTCAAATTATTTTTGATTTTATTACTACAGAGCCAGTTGACTCAATAGTCTTGGTTCCAAATTCAATTAATGGATGGGGCATGGTAACTCCAATCACAATTGAAGCTAATGCGACAAGTAATTTTACTAGTCCAGCATTTACAACAACAATAGCAAGCTTTGACCAAGAGAATGAAGTAGCTTTTAAAGAAATATCAGAGCAAAATTATCGCTTTTGGAGACTGTCCATAAATGGGACTTCTTTTTGTGAATTAAGTAAAATATTCATAGGAAAATCTTTAACTATAGGCGATCGTGGACCAGACCTTAGTTGGACATTTGTTGACCAAGATAGCTCAGAAGTGATCCAAAATAAGTACGGGACTCGTTTCATAGATACTTATGTTAAGCAAAAATCTATGCAAATGAGTTTTTCATATCTAGATAAAGACGAACTAGATAGCCTCCTAGAGATTGCGGATTATAATTCGATCACAAAACCGCTATTTTTAAGAATAGATTGTCCAGATATTCTTAATAATGTGAACAGGTTTGCTGGGTATTTCTATATGTCCAATTCTCCTCAGATATTAAATCCTTCTTACTCTTTATATAGCACATCACTTTCTTTTGTTGAGGCTAAATGAAGTTATTAGTCGATGAATTAACAGATTCGTTAGAACAAGTTTTTAATTTGACCGACAATAGAACGCATCATTTAAAAGCAATTAGACCTTATTTATACGTACACAATAACCCATCTGGAACTTTTACATTAGAAGTTTTAAGTGGATCAAATGTGCTTGATTCAGTCTCATTTACTTCTTACGACTTGTATAATTCACTAAACACAGAAGACTTGTATGCCCATCTTTTATATAGGGTTGACCTAAATAAAACTTTACCATTGAAAAAGGGTACATATAAGTTAAAATTATCTTCAAGCGGTTATATATATAGTGACTCATCTTTTTTAGGGTGGGTTAAGGAACATGAAAATTTAAAAGGCGAAGTTAATGGAGTTCCGTCTAGCGATAGCCAAAACCCTTTAACTTTTGAATTGGTCGAATATGAGAATAGTTGATATTGCCGATGGGTACAGCTCAAATACCAATCCTTACATGGGGCAGCTTACTGCCTCTAAATTAGTTCAATATATTTCAGATTCTGCTTATGTAACAGCTAATGGTTCACCGACTGGTGGAGAAATCTATTTTAATACTACAGTTGGTGGAGCTAGGATATACGACACAAATACCTCAGCGTGGGAAGATGTTGGTACTAGTCTTTCATACTCTCAAGAAAACCCAATTGGGTTAGTAAATGGGACAAATAAAGACTTCACAATAACTTATGCCCCGTTAAATTCAGACTCATTGATAGTTTACAAAGATGGTGTTTTAGTTAATAAAGCAGATTATTCTTATAGTCTTGGGGTTATTACTTTTGTAACCGCTCCCAATATTGGTGAAGAGATTTATTGTGTCTATATGACAGGTGGGAGTTCTTCAATCCCACCTCTTTCTTTAACTGGTCAATTTTCTGAATACAGAACTTTAACTGGTGGAGAAATTTCAGCAAAACAAATTGTTCTTGCACAAACTCCAAGCGAGCCAAGCAAAACATTATTAGATTGGATAGGCGTTTGCTCCCAAGTTTACTCAGTTGATTTTGCAGTTTCTGGAAATGTTTTATCTTGGAACTCTTTGGCTTTAGATGGTGTTTTAACAGCAGGCGATATTTTAAGAATATATTATTTACTTTTTTAAAGGTTATTTATGTCACAAATTTCTACAAAAGCTTTAGCAGATGATTCAGTTAATGATCTAAAAATTAAGCTTAGGTCAAATCAACCTTTAAGGGCAAGAAACAATGCTGGTTCAGCAGATGTAAATCTATTAAAACTTAATTCCAGTGATATTTTAGAGTTCAGTTTATTGCCTCAATATTCTGGTTCAAGCGTAGCAACTCAAGGTTATGTTACAACTGCTTTAGGTAGCTATGTATTAAGTTCTTTAATAGGAGCTAATAGCGGAGTATGTCCTCTTGATGGAACTGGAAAGGTTGCAAGTACATATCTTCCTGCATACGTTGACGATGTTTTAGAGTATGCCAATTTAGCAGCTTTCCCTGTGTCTGGAACAACTGGAATTATCTACGTTGCACTTGATACGAATAAAACTTTTAGATGGTCAGGATCGGCCTACATTGAAATTTCACCAAGTGAAGTAAATTCAGTCAATGGCTCAACTGGTGTAGTTGTTTTAACAACTTCAAATATCTCTGAAGGTTCAAACCTTTACTATACAGCAGCAAGATTCAATGCAGCTTTCTCGGGTAAATCAACGACTGACTTAACTGAAGGAACGAATCTTTATTTCACTGACTCAAGAGCAAAAACAGCAGCAGTTTTAAATTCAACTTCTGGGTCACAGACAGATCAAGCCGCTTCAGTTTCGGCAATGAAGTCTTATGTGGCAGCGAATAGCGCAACTGTATCAACCCAATTTTTTACGTTATCTGGTACAAATATCACAAACCAGTATATTGATTTATCCGTAACAGCTACAGGAATTTTATCCGTAGATGTTAAAGGGTACCCTACCTTTTGGCTAACGGATGATTACAGTGTTTCTCTTTCTGGTGGAGCAAGTGGCACGACTCGCATTTCTTTTGCAGGTGATATGGCAAGTCTATTATCTGGTGATAAAGTAAAAGTAACTTATAAATAAGGCTTAATTTATGTCAAAGATTCAAGGTAAAAGCGTAAAAAATTCCACCGATATAGTCTCAGGCGGTGGCGCTATAAGTGATTTAATCACGGATGATCAATTGTATATATCAGCCAACTCCATTAATAAAACTTTAAAACAGTCTGTCATCGATGGAGACATCGGAGCAGGTGGAGCATGTTCTTTAGTTTGGAAAAAAACTGGAATAACTTCTCCAAATACAAGATTCGTTGACGGTTTTGAATTATTAGATTTTGCTTATGATGTTTCCCAGGAAATATACTGTACTTTTATTGTCCCATCTAGTTATTCAGCAGGGAAGCAAATCCAATTAAAAAATGCTGCATTTTTCACAACTGCAACAACGAATAAAGTATTTTTTAAATCTCAATCAACGCTAATCAGAGCAGCTTCAACGGTTCTTGGAACTTACTCAAACCAAAGAACCTCCACTAATGCAGAAGTAACTGTTTCAGGCACAACTAACCAATTAAAAGCAGTTGGGAGTCTTGATCTTACGTCAAGTACTGGTCAAATTAATGCTGTGTCGGTCGCAGCAGGGGATATTATCAGAGTGAGAATTTATAGAGACATTGCCGCAGAAAGTGCTTCGGCTGCTGCTGATGCTGGTTTAGTTATTGATGCAATCGAATTAACATTAAAATAGAGGTCTTATGAAATTTCTTTTACTTTTTTTATTAACAAACATTGCTTACGGGCAATTTACTAATTCACAAAAACCTTATTTAGATAAAAATAATGGGATTTTAAACGCAGGATTTGAAGAAGGTAAAACTAAGTGGACTATTGCAAGTGGTACTGCTTCAACGACTAGTTCAACTCCTTTTGGTGACAAGGCTTTAACGATAACAGCAAGCTCGCAAGCTTCAACTTTAACAAGTTCATCACTTGGGAGTTCTTATGCTGGTTTGAATTGCATGGCATCGGCTTATGTCCAAACAAGTTCAACTTTAGCTCAAGTTTGTCCAGTTATAGATGGGACAGTTTCAACTTCACTTTGTGTAAATGTAAACTCAAATAATGCTCTCGCAAACTATCAAATTCCAGTAGTATGTGGAGCAACTTCTACAGCAGTTCAAATTAGATTCTCAAGTTCAACAACTGGAAGCTTTAATGTTGATAATGCTTTTGTTGGAGTAAGCCCAGTAGGGAATATTTCTTCATGCTCAAGTTCAACAAACTGTGCGACAGTTTTTTCAGTAAAGACAACTCAAGCAGGGACAGTATCGCAAGAAAATTTAGATTGGATTAATGGCTCATGTTCTTCTGTGACTACAGGAAGAACTTCATGCACAGTAAATTCTAATATTTTTACTGTAGCTCCAAACTGTACTTGTACTGCTTCTATAACAGGTCAAGTTTCAGAATGTCAGCTATACCCAGACCCAACGACATCAACGATTATTACGCAGACTTATGACCACACAGGGACTGGCACTAACGTGGACAGGTTCATAACTTGCCAAAAACAAGGTGTAGATTATACCAATGCGGTAGCAACTTCGCCTTCGATTAATGCAAGCAATGCTGATTTTGACTATATAGCATATACTCCAAGTTTCACGGGATTTGGGACAGCAACTTCTATTGATTTTAAATACAAGAGAGTAGGTAGCGATGCCTATATTAATGGGATTTTTACTTGTGGTACTACGACAGGAGTGGAGGCACAAATTACTCTTCCTTCTGGATTAACTTCTTCAACTGCTAATATTCAAACTTTAGCGATTGCAGGGTCAGCAGGAAGAACTGGGACTATTTCAACAACGACTTTTGGAAACCTAAATACATTAATGGAGCCTACAAAAACTTATTTCACGATGGGGGATTCAGCCTCAACTAGGTCATCAGTAACGAAACAAAATGGGACTACGGTATGTTCAAGTGGTGACACAGTCAGGTTATATGCTCGCATTCCCATCCAAGGATGGCAAAATTCAAATGTTATAATTGGAAGTTTTGCTAACATATTGATTCACCCAAATGTATCAACTCCGAAAGGCGGCTCGGCTCATGTAGCAGGAGCAACTATAGGAACTGTTTGTTCCGGAACTTGCTCTTTGTACAATAATTATGAATCAATGATTTCGTCCATAACTAGAAACAGCTCAGGGGATTATACTATAAATTTTACGACTGGATTTTTTTCGGTAGCTCCAAGATGTGTAGTCACTGGCGGTTCAGCGGGTTCAGGTCAAATCACTTATCAAAATATTGGCTTTTTGACCTCTACGGCAACAAAAATAAATACACTATCAGATGCAGGTTCGGCAACCGATGGTTACTTCACCATTCAATGTGATGGATACTAGTTCGGTAATTAACGAAATTATTCACTAAAAAATTCGGATATTAACGATGAATTTTGAGAACTATAAAAATAAACCAGTAAGTGAAAAAGTTGTTATTGCATTAATACAATGTAATGAGAACTTAAAAGGATTTAATGTTTACGATGGTTCTATTTATAAAAAAGAATTAGATTTTAATCCTATAAAAGTTTATTCAAGTAATTCTGAATTATCCAAAGCATCTTCAATTGCTTCTATTTCATCTAACAAATGGTTTTATGAATCAACTGAGAAAACTCTATACATTGATTCTGATTTATCAAATGTAAAAATTAAATATGAACTTCCATTTTCAACTGGTGATTTCATTTTACCTTATGATTTAGATAGTGGTTTTGACATTCCGTTTGAAGGCAGATTGTCTGGGACTTCTTCATTCGGTCATGATTTAGACAGCGAGCAAATGGGCACAGCTTTACAAGGTCAAGGAAGTTTAAGCCTATTAAATTCAGATGGGTACTTTGATGAAATTTTTGATCGTATGAATTTTGAAAATCAAATGGTTAAGATTTATTCATGGTCTCCACGAATTCCCATAAACCAAGCTAAATTAATTTATAAAGGTTTTATAAAAGGTAAGTCTTTTTCTATAAGTTCAGTTTCTTTTGATTTGTATGATTTTATGGCAAAGCTTGAATATGATTTGGCTATACCGAAGTTCGATGGAACGGAAGGTGATTACCCTGATTCTCAAATTGGAACTTACAAAAGAAGAATTTATGGAAGAGTTGCAGGGCTTAAAGTAGCCCCATTAGACAATATTTTAACTGGCTATACTGGAAGTGGAACAATATCAGGTGAAGCAAATCAGAAAAATTTAATAGGGGTAGGAACTTTTTTTCTAGCTGAATGCTCACCAGATGATGACATATTAATAGGCGAGAAAACTTATAAAATTGAATCAATAACAGGCAACAATAATTTAATTGTTTCGTCTAAATTAGAGGAAAACGTTCCAAATTCTGCATTTAAAGTATCGCCAAAAATAAATTATAGATTAAAAAATAGAAAGTGGTTAATAGCTCACCATGATCTAAAAAAAATTCAATGCCAAATAACTAATGTAATAGCAAATAACAGGGTAGAAGTTAATACTATAGAAGACTTTTATGCGGGTGATTTAGTTATCATCAATGGAGAGCAATCAACCATTAGAAGATTATCTGGAAATTTAATAGTCCTAGAAGCTAATTTGAATTCAACTCCATCAGTAGGTGATACAGCCTATAAATACCCAATACAAGACGTTAAAGAATCACTTAAAAGTTATGTAGTTTTCAGAGATTATGATTTAGTTAATGAATTTTTTGGATCATGTATAGAATTTAATCCTCTAGCTGAGTTTAATATTACTAGAGAATTCCCATTTATTGGATCAGCAACATTCACAGATACTTCTAGAATAGTCACTGGCACAGACACTTCTTTTGATACAGATTTTTCTTCCAGAGATTGGATTAAACCAAGTTCGACAAGTATGTGGTATGAAATTTTATCAATTGATTCACCTACTCAAATTACATTAAGGATTCCTTTTTCTGACACAACAACAACTGAAACAGGCGTTAAGAAAAATGTTAAATATTTCCAAGATGATTCAATTATTTTACTAGATTGCTATGGTAAAACAGAAGATGGAACAGAAGACGGAGTGTGGATAAAAACAGCCCCTCAAGTGATTAAAGATGCTTTAAAAGATGTGAGCCTAGACTCTGAAATTAATATAGATTCATTTTCAAAAAACACCGCTCTAATCTCTTTAAAAGTTCCATTAAAAGAATCAGTAATGTCGTGCAAAGATTTAATTGATTCAGTCAATAAGTCAGTTCTAGGCTCACTCTTTAACAATGACTCGTTTGAAATTGAGTTTTCTTTAATCGAAGCAAATAAACCACAAAATATGTTAAAACTCAAAGATGATGATATTATTAGCTGGGAAGTTGCTAACGATAATTCAAATCTAGTAAGCGAATTTATCTGCGCTTATAAACATATAGACATTGATGTAACATCAATGAAAGAAAGCTCTTATTATAAGTCGCACGTTAATTCTTTCACTGAAAACTACCTAGAAGTTAACCGCTCTAGAGTTGAAAATGTTTATCTGTATAATGAAGATGATGCTGGTGCTATATGTCAAAGGTATGCATTAATTAATTCACAGGGAAAAACACAAATTAGCATAAGTAGTAAATTGAATTTAATTAATACCCAGTTAAATGATAAAATAACAGTCAATTTCAATCGCCTATTCAAAGGCAAGACAACGCAACTTAATTACAAAACAGCTATAGTTAATTCTGTTAAAAAAAGTGGGACTTCAGTAAATGTTAATTTAGATGATCTTGGCAACATTTGGGGTAAGGCTTTTAACCTATCAGAAAATGATGTCAACTATTCTTCAGCTACAGATGAAGAGAAAGTTTTGAATGGTTTTCTAACTGATTCAGATGGACTTGTTTTAGGCTTGGACTTCACGGATAAAGCGAATATAATTACTTAAGTATGGCATATATATCACAAACCACAAAAGCTATTGGTGACTCAATAAAATATGAAGATTGGAATACAAATATTTCAAATGCTTCTGATCATGAATCAAGAATAGCTAATATTGAAACTATAACCCAGAAAGTTGTAGTTTTTGATTTTCCTATTTATTCAGCAGGGGCAGCCTCAACTATTACAGGATTAACAATCTGGAAATCACCTCTTAATTTTACATTAACTAGCTGTAAAATAATGGTTTATGATGTTTCTGGCGCTTCGGGAGTGCTAGAATTAGATATTAAAAAGCTAACTGTGCCACCAAGCCATAGTTATACTAGCGTCTTCACAACTAAACCTAGCGTTAATTTTCCAGTATCTTCAAATTATACAGAATCAACGAATGCAATATTTGATAATGGGCTTAAAGATATAGTTGAAGGGGATATTTTAAAAGTTGATTTAACATCAATTCCATCAACTCTAGTCAAATGCCATATATTTTTGGTGGGTGAAATATGACAGCTCCTTTGATAGTACCTTTTGATAATAACCCAGTAGCTAGATATACAAAGACTAGTTCTTATACAATCCCGAGTGGTCATTATGCTAAAGTAACTCCCATCACTCCGTATTTAATTATAGATGGCGTTCAGCAATACCATTCTTTTGGAATGACAGCGTCTAAGTCGGGTTCTGGAACAGCCACACAAATAGCATCATGTTTCGGGACTGTTTATATAACAGCATCTGGTAATATATCTTTTACTACAGGATCATTTTCTTATGGTGTAGCGGATGGGAATGGCGGGGCTAGTGTTTCAGTAGCATCTAGAACTTCGTCTGGAACAATGACATCAAATTCAATAACAGCTTCACAAATATACGTTTCTGCTACTTCAGCAGGTGGCGGTGGTGATAATATCACTATTTCTGCCACAGTTTACTGCGGTTTTTTGACTGATTTTTGGGTTAAATCTGGGACAGTTTTAGATGGTGGTAAATATAAAGTAGAAGAATATATTGAACTTACATAGGGGATAAAATGATTATTGCTATTTTTTTCGGATTCTTCGTTGCTAAAATGTCTTCCGTAACAATTTCAGACATTCAATGTAAAAACATAGAATACAAAGGTGAAGCTTGCAAAGAAGCTAAATTTGTAAATGATGTAAGTCAAAACTTCAAATGAAAAATATAAAGGATAAGATTAAAGATAACTTAATTGAAATATTTTTAACTTTATTCTTTGGCGGTTTTTTCCACATTTTTTATATATGCTGGATTTCTTTTCCTGTAGTTCAAGCAGACGTTATTAATCTAAAAGAAAATGATGAAACTATTAAAACAGTTTTATGTGAAATGGCCATTAACCAGTATAGAGACAACCAAAAAATCTTAAGAGCGTGTAAATGATTAATAAGCAGGGGTTAGAATTAATCGAATTATTTGAAGGGTTTTCTCCTAACCCATATCTATGTCAAAGGGGAGTGCCTACAATTGGCATAGGCAGCACAACTTACAAAGATGGCTCCCCTGTTACTCTTAAGGATAGCGCCATAAATAAAATACTGGCTTATGATCTACTTAATTTTCATGTTGAAATAATATCAAATAAAATTGGAAAGTTTTTAGATTCAATACACTTAAAATTAAATGAAAATCAGTTTTCAGCCTTAGTATGCTTCTCTTACAATTTAGGAATAGGACCAATAATAAAAGAAGGAAGAAGTGTAAACGAAGCTCTTAAAAAAAGAGACCATAAGCTTATCGCAGGCAGTCTTTTGCTTTATGTAAAATACACTGACAATAATGGAAACAAACAAATCTCTAATGGTCTTCAAAGAAGAAGGAAAGCAGAAAGAGATTTATATTTATCTTAGGAGATATTATGTCTTATGAAATTGATTCACTAGTAGAAAAGTTAAAAGGAAAAGGGATGCCAGTAGCAGAAGAAGCGGCAAAACAAGTTGCTGAAGCTGTTTTTGAATGGCTTGAAGAGTCAATTATTGCTTCAGAAAATAAGTACGATGATGTAGCTATTGCATTTATTCCAATGATCAAAGAACACGCATTAAAAGAAATTGAAAAAATTAATCCTTAAGAGGTTTTTATGGCGAGCATCCTTAAATATTTGATAGCTGAAATAGTTATTCCTTTACTTAAGGATGCCGTTTTCATGCTTGTTAATTCTTATAAAATTAGACAATTAAGAAAAGAAAAAGAGGCTGCTACAATTAAAGCAGTAAAAGAATATGAAGAAAAGCCTAGCTCTAATACTTTTAATAATCTTCCTTAATAGCTGCACAACGCAGCCCTTAATAACTACTCAATGCTCAATTGATTTATCTTACATAGATAAAGATACGATCGATGCTAATAAGTCATCTTGCTGGTGTAGAAAATACGAATTTTCAAAAGACCATTTAGGGGCTATTGGTAATTCGTGGAAAGAGCCTGATTTAAAAACTTGTCATTTAATGATAGGTTTTACTCTTAAAGAATATCCTCATGTGGTAGAATTTTGGAATGATGTTAGACTTGAAATTATCTCCCAAAAAGAAAAAAATAACAGATACAATCGCTAAACTTGAAGAAGACCTGAGTGTTGCTTTAGTGGAAGAGAATCACGTTAAAGTTAAAGCTATTTTAAAAACTATTGCAGCTTTAAAGAAGATAAAGAATGAGAAGTAATATGGAAAACCATACAATCATTATCGCTTGGAATTTTATCGCAAACTATGGAACAAATCTGTTTATCATCTATCTTGTCATTAAACTTTTTAAGAAACTTAAAAATCAAGTCGATACTGATTTTTAAACAGTTATCCAAATCGCCTGATCGAGCGGATATTCTTTTGTCTTTTGTATAGAATTCTTTCATGTAAAAGTATGCTTCTAATTTAAAATATTTTTCATTCGAATAACTTAAGGCAACCTTCTTTATTTCTTCACTTTGATTAGTTAAATAATTACTAAATTCTGATTCATAATTATAAGTAGATTTCTTTTTATGAAATCTTTTAGACTTAAAAGAGAATGTTTTTGCATTATTTAAACTTAAAGCTTTCATTGGTATTTTGATCATGTATTAATACTAGGTAAATTTTGCCTATATGTGTATCATAAATACATGAGTGATAAGGAAAAACTCCACGAATTAGTGAAGTATCTAAAAGACTTAGCCTTAGAGCTTGGTAGAACTCCTACCTCATACGAGTTTATAGACAAATATGGGAACTCAAATGCTCTAAGAAGAATAAAGTTTTCTAAGTTAATTGATGCAGCTGGGCTAAAACACCACAAGTTTTCTCATTTTAAATCATCTAAAAAACCGAAAATTCTTTTATTAGATATAGAAACTGCTCCATCATTGGGCTTTATATGGGGCTTATTTGATCAAAACGTTGGGTTAAATCAACTTAAAGAAGAATGGCATCTATTATCATTCGCTTGTAAGTGGTTAGGTGAAAAAGAAGTTTTTTATATCGATGGAAGAAATGAAGAAGAACTGTCTAATGATTTAAAAATATGTAAATTTGCCCATAAGTTTCTAGATGAGGCAGATATTGTAATAGGTCATAACTCTAAAAGGTTTGACGTTAAAAAATTAAATGCAAGATTTATTATAAATAAATTAAAACCACCTAGCCCATATAGGCAAATAGACACGCTAAACATAGCTAAATCAAAATTCTCTTTCACTTCAAATAAACTTGAATACCTTGCCAGCAAATTAACTAAAAAGAAAAAAATGACTAAAAGAAAATTTGAAGGGTTTTCTCTTTGGATGGAATTTTTAAAAAGAAACAAACTAGCTTACAAGGAAATGGAGCTTTATAATAAGCAAGATGTGATAGTTCTGGAAGAAGTTTATAATAAACTAATCGCTTGGGATAAATCTATTAATTTTTCAGCTTTTCAAGATGGAGTTAATATCTGCCAATGTGGGTCAGATGATTTTAAGGAAAATGGATACAATGTAACCAACCAAGGAAAGTTCATAAGATATAAATGTAGTAATTGCGGAGCTAATTTTCAAAATAAAAAGAACATGATAAGTATGAAAGAATCATTAAGACCTGTCTAATTTGCTATTTAATGCCATTTAGAATTAAACTAATATAGTCAATCATGGATGATTGATAGCGTTGATACCACTTGTTGGCTGCGCCCTTAAAAAAGGCGCAGTTTTTTATATAAAATTACATGAATTTTCAATTTTTTTATATAATTTTATACATCTTCAAAACCTCTGTCATATCCGCATTCTATTCCATGAATAAATTCAGAGTCAGAATGTCGATTAGTTCTTATCGTTAAATAATGCTCACGCAGACTGTTCATTGTATGTTTCATGTAAACATTCCCCTATAGGGTAAATTATTTCTAACGAAGAAATCATTGACTGTTTCGTATCCATCCTTCCCAGTAAATCCAAGAAATGTTTCCTCAATGTCTTTTCTTAATCTAATAATTTCATTTCTTGAATTATCTATGGGTAGGATAGTGAGCTGTAATTGCTTCTTAATATCAGCTAATGTTTCATATGTAATTAGAACATAGTCCTGATATGTATCCCCGATAAATTGCATCTTATACGTTAAATCATCATTTCTTTGGAAGCATTTTATTTGTTCTGAATTAATTAAAAAGTGACCCCATATTGAGTATGGTTCATTCCCATTCTTTTTAAATACTGTATTAAATTCTATTAATCTCATTTTATCTCCATTGCCTTATTTAATTTGTATTCTTTATAAGATTCACTGTATCCACTCCAATTATCTACTCCATGTTCAATTAACGAATCGAGGAAATTAACCCTGTCTTGGAGGTACAGATTTTCTTCTTCTAATTCGTCACAATGTTTTTCTAATTTACAAATCAAACATTCACCATCGAGGTTTAGCCTATATTCTGGACATGTGTGTATAATCATTTCCTAACTCCTAATTTAATATCCTGAATTATTTTCTTCCCTGTCCCAAATCTCTTGGCAATATCACTGACAGGCATACCAACACGGATGCAGTCTTTGATTCTTTCTAGTTCTTTTTCGGTAAGTTTATTTCTGCCAGTCCTGATAATTTTAATTTTTCCTTTCTCTTTGCATTTTTTATTCTTTGTAAAATGCGATTCTTATAATTATCTCTTATTAATATTTTATAATGTATGCCGCATCTGAGCCAATCAACGCCCCAATTATCTAAGATCATTTTTGTTATGTTCATTTTGTACCTGCTCTTTACTTGTAATTTTTTCTAAAAAGTTTCTTCTATCTTTTAAATCAGCTTCAATCAATTTGTGTATAGGGAAATCTAAAAATGTAGATAGTTTTACAAATTTTTCAGGTGGTATAGATGCCAAGCCACGCTCACAATTTGAAATAAATTGAGAGCACTTAAACCCTAGGGCAGTTGCAACAGAATCTTGAGAAGCACCAGCAGTATATCTAGCTAGAGCGATTGTCTCTGCCATGTATCTAAACTTTCTATCAACTATTCTACTTGCTGTTACTCTCATTTTTTAATCCTTCTTATAAGCTCAATTTGCTTTATTCTTTTGTCTTTTTTTATTAAAAAAAATGTAACAAAACAACCTGATAAAAAACTTTTTAGCATTGTCCAATCATATGAAGTCATAAGTAATATCCTTGTCTATTTCAATTAACTTTTTAAATAATTGCATACATGCTTCAGTATCTGAGCGAGCATCGTGATGTTTTAAGTTAATTTTAAAATGATCACACAAAGAATTAAGAGATAAAGAAACTCTTGCCACTTTCCCACCATCTTTTTTTGTGGCAGCAATTCCAAGTTTTCCTGATTTATTTAATTTTTGAGCTAAACAATGAGTGGAAATAACTTTTGAAAAAATAACTTTTCTCCACTCCCAAATTAAATTTGCGCCAAGCATTTCCCAATTTAACATAGCCCCATCATAAGCAAAAAATCCTTTGTCATTCTGCTTTTTAGAATGACAAACGAGTATATGTTTTTCACCAATCCAATTTATTAACTCTAGAAGAGATTCATTCTTATCTTTAAATTGCATACAAGCTTCTTTTGTAATGCCATGAATCTGAACAGCATCGTAATATCTTTCAATCCATCTTTCAGTTTTAAAAGTAAAATATTTTTGGTCAATGACTTCTAAGTTTTTGGTCAATTTAATTGCGTACAAAGTAAGAATCTCGTTATCAGTTACATGGATACCCGTTGTTTCGCAATCAACCACTAAATAATTCATCTATAAGACCATTGAGGATAAATTAACAAAATCTTTTCTATAAAAATTTGTGAAATAACAAAACCTATAAAACATGAAATTAAAGTTAAAAATACCTCAAAAATTAATCTGATCATTTTTTAAACTCGAACATAGAATTGACTTGCTCAAAAGCTAGTTTATCCCAACCTTCAAACTTAGGAAAAATCTTTCTGATTTCTTCATCAGTCATTGGGTATTTCTTTTTAAGTGCATTAACTTGCGCTTGAGTAGCTAAGTTACCGCTATTTACTTTTGGTGGTTTTGTCAGTTCGTTATTAGGTTGTTTTTGTACCAGGTCTTGCCCATCAGTGTCTTCTTCGCTAGTAGAGATGCCGAGTAGAGCTTGTAATTGATACCTTTTGTAATATGTAATTAATGACCCATATTTTTGGGGGTCCGAATGACTAGGGAGGATCATCTCAGATTCAATAAATTCTCCTGAAATGTGAATAAGCTTAGTTATTAATACGGTCTGACCATCTAAAATCTTCATTGGCTGTACAATAGATAGTCCATTGCTTGTTAAGATGGGCAAAACATGGTCAAGGATACCTGAGAGAGATAAATAGTTACTCTTAAAGAAGGGGTTAACTGAATCCTTCCCTGCTGGCTTTAACTCACTTTGAAACTTTACTAATGATTTACTTATGTTTTGCATTTCTATTCCCCTTAATCATATTTTCTAATAGTTCGTCTAACTGTGTTCGTTTACCTGCAATTCCTGAGATTGGCTTCTCGATGAAAATATCTGTGCATATTGGGCAATTTTCAACGTCATGATCTTTGCATTCATATCTACCATTAACACCATTCCCATCTTCGTCAAAATCTTCAATCCAATTCTTCATTTACTGTCCTTCGCTAATCTTTGTTGCCAAGCGATATCAAGGTATTTAATTGCATCTTCAGATGCTTCTGAATAATCAAATACTAAAGAATCTCTATAGCTCCATGAGTTTGATTTAACTAGTAACTCAATATCTTTTACTATTTCTTTTGCTTTAAGAGATAACATAACTAAATCTTTTATTTTAATTTTCATTTTAAAACCCATGATCTAAAAAATTCGAGTACTCTCTGAAAAGATCATGAACAGACATCATTTTTAGTTGAGTGATGTAAATATTTAGCTCATCAAAATTCATTATATTTACAGCTTTATTAATTAAAAAATCTTTGATTTCTAATGTATTCATGTAAGCTCCTATGTTTTGTTATTAAACCAATTATATATTAATAATTAAACAATGTAAATATAATTGAGCAGTTTAATCAATTTATTTTACCTTTGCTGTAATTTTAATAATTTATCCTTTCCAATAGCTTTAATCTTCTCAAAATCATTACCCATACCAGCATCGAACCAGTCAAATATTGCACATTTTAAAAACTTCTCATGCTCAGGCAAGTAGGGAAGTTCAAAAACATGCTTTAAATGCCATTTAAGGTACTTTTCAATGCCTTCCTGCCCCAATAGACGGATCATCTCCCCTTTAAGTTTTTCAAACTTCTCTTGCTCTCTTTCGTAAACCGTATCAGATGTCTTTCGAGTATCCTCTTGAGGCATAAAAAGGCGCACAGAAGCAACGATTTCTGAATAGCTTGGAAAGTATTGAGTTGTTTCAGCTAGACGATTTAAACCTGATTTGATCGCTGAATAACGGTATCCTGTGCTGACAAGCTTGCTTGCTATAGCTTTCTGAGCATCTTTAGTGACTGCCTTAGAATATAACGCAGCAGTATCACGAATCAGCATTTCAACAATGTCAGTCAAAATATGAAAACTAGTAGCATTTCTATAATCCATCTTATCAAGCTGTTCAGGTGTTAAATGGTCTTTGTATGCACTGCTCAAAACGACTCCAATTAAAAAATGTTTTAACTTTCTAAATCAAAATTATCCAAAATTAAAGTAAATTAGTATAAATAAAATAATATTTACAAATCTTAAGTTAAGTTATAATTAATTTCTCGTAGCGGCAGGGGATTAGGCTCTCCCAAGTTATCGGCAATAGTCGCTGCAAGCTGATGATTCAAACCTAATGGGTTGCTCATTTGACGGAAGCAAATCAATGAGACTCTAGTTTAAGATTTTACTAATTAGAAATAAATCACTGAATTGGGAATATAGTCCTAGCTTGCTTTAAGCGAAAAGATTCAGGTTTACTACTCTCTTAATTTCAAGTCATGTTGAAGGAAGCGCATAAACGCAGGAAGAGTACGAGGATTAAACTTAGAGATTTAACCATCACTAAGATGAGCTTGCTATTCTCAAAAAGCAAAATATCCAGAATTAAGATGTAGCTAATGAAGCTAAGACAAGTGAAACGAAAGTGTAACGTCACTTTCAAGTAGCCTCGCTTAAGTAAAAAAACACTCACATAAGAAAGATTAATTGTTAGAAAGATTACACGCTGCCTTAACTATTATTTCTGATACCATTTAATTAAGACAAACAATTAAGTTTTTCTCATTTAATTGGTGTTTATGAAGCCATACTCTTTTAATCACCCTGTTTATCCTCAAACTTTTATTATGTTCAATAACTGGACTAATTCACAAGTTAATCAATGGCTTTACGTTAATAAGTATTCTATGGGCGTTGAAATAGAAAACTGCTCAGCTTTAGTCTTTGTGATCGATGGAGTTATCTTTCTTTGGTTTGAAACAACAGAATTTAAAATTGCCTCCCTTGGAAGATTGGTCCACGAAGTAGGTCACGCTGTAAATTATATGTTTAAGAAAATGGGGATAAAACCAGACTTAGACAATGATGAAACATCTTGTTACGAATCGCAATGGTTGTTTTGTCAGATAGCTAAAAAATTCAAATGAACGTCAAGTTTTTAAGTACTCTTTATCAACCAGATGAAAAAGAAAGAGAAAGGCTAAATAATTTACAAGTAGAGCTTTCAATTGTCCAGACAGAGCTTTCTTATATTTTTAGAGATTTGCACCCCTATGAAAAGATGTTTAGAAAGCAAGTTTTTCATAATAAATTTAGAGATCGATCAATTAAACTTGTCAAATCAACTCAAGAATTATAAAAATAATTATCAACAAACTCCCATTTGAAGATATCAAACGTCACTAGTTAATCCTTGATCGTGTTTTCTGGTGGTGTTTGACTTTAATAGCAATGCAAAATAAGATAGTTATATGGAATTCAAATCAAATCATGTTTATTACCATACTGAAAAAGACAGGCTATTTGTTATTCAAAAAATGTTTGGTTGGTATTTTATAGATTATGAGCATGGCGTTAAATACATTTCAGATAGAAAGCATGAAGATATTATTATTTGTCTAGGTGAATTATGAAGATAGATTGCGCTTATGATGCTTTGGTTCCTATTGAGAAGATAGTACCAAATCCAAGAAATAATAATCGACATTCAATTGAGCAGATAGAAGCACTTTGTAAGCTCATTAAGGCACATGGATTTAGAAATGCTTTAGTAGTTTCTAATCGCTCAGGCTTTATTGTGGCAGGACATGGGAGACTAGAGGCTGCTTTAAAACTTGGGTTAACTAAATTGCCAATTGATTATCAAGATTTTGAAAGTGAAGCGGAAGAATATCAATGTTTAACTGCAGATAATGAGATAGCGAGATGGAGCCAATTAGACAAACAATCTGTCCACTTAGCACTTGAAGAAATTCCTGATTTAAATTTAGAACTTTTAGGAATTGATAAATTTAACATCGAGCCTATTGCTGATTTTGAAATGGGAGAAGAACTGAGAGAAGACATGAATAAGAAGTTTTTGCTCGAGATTCAATTTCCAAATGACATGGAAATGATGGACATACACGATGACCTCACTCATCGTGGTTACTTGGTAAAAATTAAATGAACTTTGGCATTCCTTACATGGGATCAAAATCAAAGATATGCGAGCAAGTTTGTAGGTTATTTCCTAACGCTGAAAACTTTTACGACTTATTCGGTGGTGGTTTTTCAATATCTCACTTCATGTTAAAACATAGATGTAAAGATTTTAAACAATTACATTTTAACGAGATACGTGAAGGTGTTTGCGAATTAGTAAAAGATGCAATTAATGGAAAGTATAATTATGATAAATTTAAACCAGATTGGATTTCTAGTGATGAGTTTAAGAAAAGAGTTAATAGTGACATATTTGTAAAACTCATCTGGTCTTTTGGAAATAATGGCAAAAATTATCTTTTCGGAAAAGATATTGAATTTCAAAAAAAAAGCCTACATAATGCTATTGTCTTTAATGAATTTAATGAATTTGCGACTAAGATATTTGGAGTTAGTAGTTTCCCTAATGGGTTTACCATTATTCAAAAAAGATTACATTTAAAAAATAGATTAAGGATTAATGGCAAAGGAGAACGACTCGAACAACTCGAACGACTCCAACAACTCCAACAACTCGAACGACTCGAACGACTCGAATTTTATACTGGAAGTTATATCGATGTTCCAATAAAAGAAAATTCAGTAATTTACTGTGATATACCATATGAATCAACTGCTTCTTACGATAAAAATAACTCATTTAATAGGAAAGAATTTCTTGATTGGGCAGCTAATAATAAAGAAGCTGTTTTTATATCTGAGTATCAAGTTAAAGATGAAAGGTTTAAATGTATTTCTAATTTTGAAAAAAGATCAATGCTATCAAGCGATAAATCAAATACTTTAATTAAAATAGAAAAAGTTTTTGTTAATGAAGTTGGATATAAAAGGATTTTCGATGCCAGAAAAAAATAAAGGTGGAAGACCTAGAAAAGATTTAGAAGATATTAAATTCGATGGCTGGCAGCAGTTAGATGCTCTTGTTGTTTGGTCCAATGAAGCTTACTGTGCTGAAAGATTAGGCATAAGTGTTGATGCTTTAGCTTATAAAATTAAAGAAAAAACAGGCTTAAGTTTTTCTGAATAT